CGTAGCAACAGGTGTTGGTGCTTTGGCTGGCGTACTGCCTTCCTTGGCTGCGTTGTTTACACTGGTGTGGACAGGTATACGTATCTGGGAAACAGACACAGTGCAAAGCTGGCGTAACAGGAGTAAGTCGTAGGTGTGGCAAGCACTCATTAGTCCTCTTGCTGGACTCGCTAAGACTTGGCTGAGTAATCGCCACGAGCAGTCACAAGCAAAACACCAAGCCACAATGCAGGTTATACAGAACACTGCTACGTGGGAACAACACATGGCACAGGCTAGTGCATCCTCGTGGAAAGACGAGTGGTTCACAGTAGTCCTGAGTGCGCCTGTAATAGCAATTATGTGGGGCGTAGGTATGAACGATCTTGATATCATTGGTCGCGTAGGTATGGCTTTTGCGGAGCTAGACAGGTTACCTGAGTGGTATCAATATCTTTTGTACGTTGCAGTCACAGCCAGCTTTGGCATACGTGGTGCTGACAAGCTAATGCAGCTAAAGGGTGGTAAGTAATGGAAGGTCAAAATGATCTTGATAAATTATTAGATCAAATTTTTGGTGGAGACTATGGGGGCGTTGCGGGAGACGAGCTGCACGGTGGTATTAATCCTGTAATTATTGCTAATAGAATTAAACCATACCTTAAAGGTTTGATTAGTATTCTGTATGAGTCTGAATACATAAATGAAGATGGTTTTATTACTGATCCTGAGTTGCTTAAAGAGATTCAAGACTGGGCCTCTAAAGTTGCTCAAGGTGTTGTCGGTGACGGAGATTTAAGCGCAATAATCTCAAACTATCCTCTTCTTGAAGCCTTGCCCGGATGGGGGTCTTATTATACAAGTACTACGGGAAATGAATTTTCAGGAGAAGAAGAAGTTGTTCTTGGTGGAGTAGAATCTACAGGCGAATTTGGCGATGTATCAGTAATACTTCCTCCTTTGTTGCCTCCTAAAACTGAAAGCAAAAGAACTGATGGTGGTGGTGGTTTAATGACCGGGGGTGGTATTGACACTGGTACTACTGGTGGTCCCGGCCCAGCTACTGAAAGCAAAAGGACTGACGGCGGTACTGGTGATGCTGGTGGCGAAGATACCGGTGATGCTGGTGGCGAAGATACTGGTGACGGTGATGCTGGCACTGGTGACGGTAGGCTTGATGTCCTTGGAGAAGATTGGGAATACGACCCAGAACACGATTACATATACGTAGGAAATTGTACATTTGTACGTGTAGATGAAAATGGTAATCCTATTGGTGAGCCTACTGTATCAGATTACTGTCCTGATGATGTATATGTAGTAGGTGGTAATTACTCTGGTCCAGATAATGAGTGGGATCCTACTCAAGAAGTTAATGTAGATATTTTTGGTGAAGGTTCTATTATTGATACAACCAAAGACAACACTGAGCCAGAAGAAAAAGATAAAGAAGATACTGAGCCAGAAGAAAAAGATAAAGAAGATACAACAACTATTCCTACTACTCCTACAGTTACGCCTACGACTACTGAAACTACAACTCAACCTCCTACTGGTCCTGTTACTGAAAGTAAAAGAACAGATGGTGGTGGCGATGTTGGTGGTGATATAGAAACTGGTACTGGTACTACTCCTTCTACTGGTCCTACTACTGAAAGTAAAAGAACAGACGGCACTGGTGACGATGGTGGTGGCGACGGTGGTGATGGCGGTGACGGCGACGGTGGTGACGGTGGTGATGGTGACGGTGGTGATGGCACTGGCGGCGGCGAAGGTGCAATAACTTTCGAAAATATGTATGGGTACTACGGTAATAAAGATGGTGGTGACGGTGATGACGGTGACGGTGATGACGGTGACGGTGATGACGGCGGCGAAGAAGGATCTATGTTTAAAGATATATCTTTAGGTGGTACTTCTAGTTCTGCATTTCCTCCCTTTCAAGCCGTACCGAGATATACAGCCCCTACTTATGCTCCTATTAATGTACCACAACAAGACTATATGGCTGAAATAAATATGGCTTTAAATAATTTAATAGCAAGAAACAGTATGTTTAAGGTTTAATATGACATATTTAAATTTAGTAAACAGCGTATTGCGGCGTCTACGTGAAGACGAAGTATCCAGCGTTACTGACAACACCTACAGCAAGATGGTGGGTGACTTTGTTAACGACGCTAAGAAGATGGTAGAAGACGCTTGGGATTGGTCAGCACTTAGGACTACCCTGACTGTAACTACGTCTTCTGGTATTTTTAACTACGTACTCACTGGATCACAGAACAAGATCAAGGTACTAGACGTAATCAACGATACCTCAAACATTTTTATGCAGTACCAGACTCAACACTGGTTTAACGATAAGTACTTGAACCAATCACCGCCCAGCGGCGCACCTGAGTACTACACATACAACGGTGTTGACTCTAGTGGTGACACTCAGGTAGATATTTATCCTAAGCCTGACGGTGTGTACAGCTTGAGATTTAACTGTACGCTAAGAAACCCTGAGTTAAGCTCTGACACAGATGTACTGTTGATTCCTAATCAACCCGTGATTCACTTGGCAGTGGCTTTGTTAGCTCGTGAGCGTGGCGAGACAGGCGGTACATCAGCACCTGAGTACTTTGGTATTGCTGATAAGTTTTTGTCTGATGCTATTGCTATGGACGCACAGAAGCACCCCGAAGAAACCATCTGGTACACTCCGTAGGAGCCTGACGTATGGCACAGCCACTACAAAGCATCAACCTAGTTGCTCCTGCGTTTAAGGGTGTCAACACAGAAGATTCACCGTTAGCTCAAGATCCGTCTTACGCTGACGTTGCAGATAACGCTGTGATTGACAAGCGTGGACGTATTGCTGCACGTAAGGGTATCGACGTTGTTACTACTGACAAGACTGAACTAGGTACTGACTACGTACACAAGATCCACTACTTTTACGATGACGCAGGTAACGAAGTAGTGTTTACTGCGGGTAACAACAAGATAATGACAGGGACAACTACCCTGACTGATGTTACTCCCGGCTCGTACACTATTACTGCTAACAACTGGAAGATTGTAAACTTTAACGATAAGGCTTACTTTTTTCAACGCGGGTACGACCCGTTGGTATACGACAACGCCACAGGACTACGTACGTTTACTGTAGCTAACGGTACAGCTACAGCAGCAACTCTGAAGTGTCACGAGGCTCTGGCAGCTTACGGTAGACTGTGGGTCGTAGACAACGCAACAGACACACAAACTATTTACTGGTCTGACCTGTTGACAGGTACAGACTTTACTGGTGGTTCCAGTGGTTCTATAGATGTATCTAAGGCTTGGCCTGATGGGTACGACGAAGTACGGGCGTTGGCGGCACACAACAACACCCTGATTATCTTTGGTAAGCACAGCATACTTGTGTACGGAGGAGCGTCTAGTCCAGCTAGTATGGCTTTGGTTGACACGGTAGCTGGCGTTGGGTGCATCTGTAGAAACTCTGTTCAACATATTGGCACAGACGTTTTGTTTATGTCTCCTTCTGGACTCAGGAGCTTAGGCCGTACTATCCAAGAGAAGTCGCTGCCTCTGTCTGACCTGAGTTTAAACGTGAAGACTGAGATCATTAGTTTGATTAGCAACAGGACGTTACCTACAGCGTCTGTGTACAGCCCTGAGAACTCCTTTTACATCATTGTGTTCCCAGATCAACTTACTGCGTACTGCTTTGATTTAAAGGGTAGACTTGAGAACGGAGCGTACAGAGTTACACGGTGGACTTCTATTCCACACAAGTCGTTTGAAGTTAAAACTGACGGCACAGTGTACATAGGAACAAGTGACGGACTAGGGACGTACTCAGGTTACTTAGACAACACAACGGCGTACCGCTTTAGATACTACAGTCCGGGGTTGACGTTTGGTGATCCTGCTAAAACAAAGTTGCTAAAGAAACTAAGACCTACTCTGGTTGGTGCTACAGGCGCAACAGTGTTTATGAAGTGGTCTTACGATCTAGCTACAGACTTTAAAACCTACGAGTTTACTGTAGGCAACCAAGTACCTGCGTACTACGGTGTTGACGAGTTTGCTATCGGTGAGTTTACTGGTGGTGAACTTACGACTAGAAACTCTGTTCAAGCAACAGGTAACGGAAGTATTATTACGATAGGACTAGAAGCTGACATTGACGGGTCTGCTTTATCCCTCCAAGAGATTAACGTATTAGCACTAATGGGTAAAACAGTATGAGTAACTATACAAAAACAACAAACTTTACTGCTAAGGACAGTTTACCTTCTGGAGATAGTGGTAAGGTTATTCGTGGTAGCGAGTTTGACAC